CGACCTTCTTCTGGAACTCCTCCCACGCTGGGGTGTCCATGAAGTCGACGAGCTTCTGCATCCAGGCCGTCAGCTTCTCGAAGAGGGGACCCATCACGGTTCCCATGAACATGTTGAAGTTGTCTTTCAGCGTGGACATCAGGCCCTTGAACGAGTGGGACTGCTTGTCCATCATGCCGCCGTACCGCTGGTCCATGCCGTTGAGGATCATCGCGATGGCCTGGTCGGCGCTGATCGCGCCCTTCTCGACCATCTTCTGGACCTCGGCGGTCGACTTACCCATCTGGGTGGCGAGCATCTGCCATGCTGGGATTCCACCCTCGACGAGCTGCCTCATCTCCTCGCCGGTGGCCTTGCCCTTTGACATCATCTGGCCGAACGCACGGGTGATGCGCTCGAGACCCATCTCCATACCCTCAGGAGCGGCCGCAGCCGCGTCACCGATGGTGGTGAGGTCAGAGAGCACCTTGCTTGGGTCCCAGCCGTAGTTGAGAAGGGTCTGCACGCCCTTCATGAGGTTGTTCATCTCAAACGGCGTTTTCGCCGCCATGACACGAACCTTCTCGAACATGTCATTGGCAGCTTCTTCCGACTTGAGCATGACGGCCAACGACATGGTCATCTGCTGCTGCGTCGACTTGAAGCTGATACCCGCGGCGGCCGCAAGACCTACGGCCGCGCCTCCCAAAGCGCCAGCGGCGGCCACACCGACCGCCGCCAGCTTTCCGAGAGTTCCTAGCAGGGAGCCAGCGGACTTGTCAACGCCGCCCAGCACGTTGGAAGCGTTGTCCTTTGCCGAGACGAGGAGGTTAAGCTCAGCTACCGTCGTCATCTGTGTCCGTTCCGGCCATCCTGCGCGCCTTGCGCTCCTGGTAAAGCTCGTGCTGGATCTCGAAGACCAAGCTCTTCATGTACTCGCTCACACCCTGGACCTGTGATTCATCCTTGGCGTTGTCGAGCATGTTCTTGGCCGCCGCATACGCGCGAAGCTCCATGATGCTGAGCAGCTCCATGGCGTCGTTCTTGCGTATCTCCCGAGGTGTTGCCTTGAACTCCTCACACAATGTCGACATCAGCCACCCGGGGGGAAAGAGTGCTCTCCCCTCGAGGGCTAGATGGAGCTGCTTTAGTCGTTTTTTGGTGGCTGGTTCCCCGTCTTGGCGCTAAGCCGCGCCGTCACCATCCACACGAGCTCCTCGAGCTCTATTGTCCTGAGGACCTCAGGGCTGGGCGGTGGAAGAGGCTCGTCAGCAGAGTCGGTCCAGGTCCAGGAACGGATGCCGGAACCGAGAACGTCGACCACCTTGTTGATGTTGCTGATCATGCCCTCCATGTCAACGTCGTCGCCGCGCTGAGCGGCCATTGACGCCATCGACTTGAAGGCGAGGAGGACCTCGTAGTCCTCAGGGGACATGCCAGGCTTGAACGTTACCGTCTCCCCCGCGTGCGGGTGGTACTCGACCCCGTCAACGACAGCGACGTAGTCGTCTCCGTTGATGGTGAGCATCGGTACCTTCGTCTTCTTGATCTTTGCCACCTCTTTTGTGACCTCCCGTAGATAAAGGAAAAGGAGAGGAACCGTAGCTCCTCTCCTTCAATCCTAAACCGTGCCAGGTACCGGGTACTAGACCTCGGTTACAGCGCCGGTCGGAGTCAAGACGACCTCGAACTTCGTCAGCGCTCCGCGCGACGGAATGCGACGGTAGTTCTTGATGATGGTCTCGACGGACGTGGTCTTGGTGCCGCCCCACGTGATCTTGAGAGTTCGCGTGGTGGTGTTGCCGACAGCGTTGAAGATGGCGTCAGGACCAGTTGACGCTGTGTCATCATAGAAACCGCTGAGCTGGACGTCAGCGAGTCTCTTTAGACCAGCATTTAGCTGCTCGACCCATGAATCTCCAAACGTGTGCGACTCTTCGAGAACGGCCTCGATGTCGATTCCGTTGAGCTCGAGAATGTACTGCGACATGTCAACGAGCGTTCCACCGGAGTTGTCGAACTCGATGACGACGTTTGCGGCTGTGTACTTAGCCATTCAGCTCCTTACGGGTTTCGCTTGAACCCGATGAACGCGGTGGCGGACTGGCCTGAGCCAGCTCCGTTGTACGCCCAGTTGCTACGGGTGTAGCGGTTGACGGTGCCGGCCACGACCACTCGACCTGACGCTGGAGCTGCGGTCACGACGGTGAATGTGGCGAGGTCGGCGTAGGTAATGTTGTCGACACTGTGACGAACCTTAAGCGCGAGGTTGGTGTACCCGCCCAAGGTGAGCTGCGTCACGTGCATGTGTGCAACGCCGCCGTTGCTGCTGAGTGCGGCGTTGTCGATTGCCGTGCCGTCACCGGACGATCCCGCGAGGGCGCCGAGCGGCGTGTGGATCAAGCCCTCTTCAACGGCTCCGCTTCCCATGTGAGAGGCGTTGGCCTTGGTCAGGGCTCCTCGAGCGGCGACGCGGGAGTACTTTGACTGCACCGTGCCGACCGCGGCGATGTACTTCTTTCCGAGGGTGTTTCCCTCGATGCCGAGAGCGATATTTCGCTGTGACCCGGCTACGGCGACCAGACCGTCGTTCGCGGCGTTGATGCCGTCGTCGAAGAAACCGTTCTGGTCAAAGCTGAACTTGTTCAACTGAACGGACGTGGCCTCGGCCCAGGCTGAGCCCAGGACGTGCGACTCTTCGGTCGTTGCCTCAACGTTGTGGGTGAGGTCGATGGTGTAACCGCTGAGCTCAAATCCGTCGATGAGGAAGAAACCGACATTCGCGCCGGTGTACTTAGCCATCGTTCACCTTTCTGATGAGACCCTGCTCGAGCAGCCAGCCTATCGACTGCGCGGGAATGTCGGTGACATGCGCGCCGGGAGCTACCTCGGTGAGGTTCAATTCCTCAAGAGGAACCTCCTCGCCAGCTGCAAGGCGCTCGAGGACCTTCGGATCCGTTGGATACGTCAACCCAACGAGCGCCTCGTAGACAGTTGGCTCAGAGAGCTCCTTCTTCACGTTGACCATCGTATCACTCCTCCTAGGGCTGAACGACAAAGCTTAACATGTATGTTTGCCCAGAGTATTCTTTGCCGGCGTACATCATCATCATAGGCCGCTCCCACTGAATGGTTTTGGCGTTTCCGTGACCCTTGAGCGCGCCGTTAGCGGCGATGGCCGCTTTGATCTTCTCGTTGAACTCCCACACCAGCCGCGTCGCTTCTTCAAGCTTCGCGTCACTGACGAAGAGAGTAAATGTCTCCACGTTGGTCTGCTCCGGAGCGACCGTCAGGAACGGCCCTCCAAACCCTGACCCGAACGTGAAGTCTGCCTGACCCATCGACCCGTAAAGGACGATAGCTGGCATGTTTTGGACGGTTCCTGGCGGAGTCGCGTAGACACGGTTGATCCCTGCGACCCCCTCGAGTATCGTCTTGAGCGCCATCTGGCAGTCATAGTACGTAGACACCTAGAACCTCCACAGCTGTTCGATGTCGCGCGCCGCAGCGGAGACACGAGAGTTTGTCATCATGCGACCGTAGTCGTAAGCTTTCCTGAACATCTGCAGACCCTTTGTTCCGCGAAGCGCTATCTTTCTGGCGATCATGTACCCAGCACCAGGCATGCCGTGGCGCGCGGCCCACTCTTCGATCTTGTCGACGGGAGGCATGCGACCTCCTGGGCGTCGACCGAACTCGACGTACTTGACCTCAACCTTGTTGCTGAAGATCTCTCCATGCCAGCTATCGACCATGTGGGAGCGGATGCTGTCGCGGATGCTTCCTGTATCTTGGCCAGGGTGAGGGTAGGCCTCGTGCTTCGCGACCTTCTCCATGTCCTCTGTCAGCGTTCTCACCATCTTGGTGACGCTGCGGTCCCAGAACGGACGGCGAAGCCGCTGGCGAACCTTTTCCCACTGGACCGGGTCGAACTTGAGCTCAATCGCGTCCATAAGCCCCTCCTAGACGAAAGGCTTGCGGGAACGGCCGTAAGACGAGGTGATCTGCTTGATGAGGCGGTTCAAGTCAGGCGACAGACGCACTTGACCATCGAGGTTTTGAAGCGTGAGCAGCGGTCCGGCCTCTTGGAGGTCACGGATCTGTCGCGCCAGCATGATTGTCGCTTCTTTGACAGCGAGAGGAACCTGTGGCCATCCCCAGCGAGCGGTGATCGACACCGCGCGTCGCTGTGAGGGCCAGACGTCGAACACACCGTTGTCAGGGATGACGTCGAGGTACGTGTACGGCTCAGGCTCAGGTCCGTACCCAGCGTTCTCTGGGCAAAGCCAAAAGTGGGTGTCCTTGGTGAGCGTCTGCCAGGTAGGCGTCGCTGACGGAGCGCCGCTCGTGTCAACCTTGACCACGAGACCCGTCGTTGACGCGATTCCAACAGGTAGGTAGAGACGGCTCGCGCCCACGATAAACTCTGGGACGTACGAGATGTCTCTTTGGCTGAGCCGGAAGGGGACGCCGACGGGCCCCGAGAGAATGCGCTCTACGGGGCTTACGTCTTTCGTGAAAAAGGTGTTGCACGCGTTGTCGATCAAACGCGACGCAGCGACTAGCTGGACGGTGATCTCCGCGTCATCACTGTCGCTGTTTGAGTCCGTTCGAGAACGGTACTCTTCAACCGTCGCGTATGCGTCAGTTACCGCCACCCGTCTTCCTACGTCCGGTCGGCTTCACTAGGTCGCCACCGGTGAGACTGGCGACTCCTTCGCCGGGAGTCTCGGCCTCGGCAGGAGTCTGGGCGGCGCCGAAGTTGGCGACAACGGGGATCTCGGGAGCGGCCGGCTCGCTGACTCCGAGCGCAGCGGCTAGATCACCATCGTCGTCCCCCGTAGGGCCTGACTCGTCCTGGAACCCAGCTTCTCCGGTAAATCCGGCATCGCGGGCAGCGTCGGCGAGCTCTTGGGCTTCTGAGGGACCGTCGTCCTCGACGGGAACGGGGATGTCGACGAGCTCTGCGTACCCACCCTCGAGGAGTGGTTCAGCGAACTCTTCAGAGACAACAGCGACCTGTCCGGGCGAGTAGGTGCCGTACGGCGAGTTAGACTGTGTGCGGAAACGGATAGCGACAGACATAAGTTCCTCCCTTAGGCAACGTAAACGTAGAACGTGCCCTTCTTGGCCGCGCCACCTTGGGCGACCACAAGCTTGATTCGACTGCCGGCGACGACAACCTCGTCAGCGACGGCCGCGCCACCTGCGGCGTAGAGAAGCGCTGAACCATCAGCTACGGCATGCGTAGGCTGTCGGGGCGCCAGCGAGAAAGCTGACGTCCCGATGTTAGCCTTGGTGACGATGGGGAGGGTTGAGTCCTCCTCGGTAAAGACGACGTCCGTGTTCGTGTCAAGCGGCACCGAGCCGTCGGGGACGTAGTAGATCTGGACGACCTGCCCCCTAACGACGGCTGTGTAACCGGTGAAGTTACCAGACCCGTCTGTGGTCACGGCGATTGCTTGACGGTCAACGAACATTTAGCAGGGCTTCCCCTTTGGCTTGGCGGGCATCCGCGGGCTCTTCGGCTTCATTAGCTGATAGCGCCCTTGAGGACCATGAAGTTGACGACGACGACCGCGTTGAGCGCGTTCGCGGCGTGGAGGTTGGTGATGACGATGTCGAATGAGCCGGCGGCGGTGGCGACGACCGAGATTGCCGGAGTTCCGGCGCCGGCGTAGGTCGTGCCTACGACGACGATGTCAACGGCTGCGACCTTGCTGTTGGTGACCGTGAAACGCTCTTCGGCGCCCGCAGCGGTCGTCAGAGCGACAGTGGTGATCTGTCCGCGCTTGGCGTTGAGCGTCACACCAGTCGATGAGCTGGTGATCTGCGTTACGGCGCCGCCCGGTCCGTACTGCTCGAGCTGGTCGGCGATGTCCTCTTCAGCGTCGTTGAAGAACTTCGCGCTGTTGAGGTGGAAGTCCCCGCTCTGGTCGCGGTAGACGCGTGAAGCGTGGTGGCCTGCTTCGGTAGCCATGGTTATTCCTTCGTCTTAGTGAACCGGCGTCTAGTTTGGTATCCGGCCCTTCTTCACTAAGAACTTGGTGCCAGGGAAAGGGGAGGCTGCTTTCCCTGGCTGGTGTCACCCGAGGGCGACTACTTAGGCGGTGCCTTCAGCCGGCGAGACGTTGAGCTCCTGCTGAGCAACGTCCGAAGACGCCGGAACAGGGAGCTTGCGAGCGCCGTAGAGCTCGGCGATGGCGAAGTCAACGACGGCGTTCGCGGTTCCGCGGTTGATGAACAACTGCACGTAGCGCTCGGCCGGTCGGTAGATGTCCATGATGAAGATCTTGTTGTCGTCCGTGTCGGCAACGGTGATGCCCGTTCCCGCGAGGTCAGCACCGCCGGTGAGGGAGGTGGCTGAGGCCTTGACTTCCGACTGCTGGGCCTTCAACGAGGTGACAGCTGACGAGGTGATGGCGCCGAAGCCGACGATGAAGCGGAGACCCTCGTACCCCTGGGTGTCGATGACGACACAGTCAGTGATGTTTGAGGTGCCGGCCGCGACAGGAGCGTGGGCGATGATGGTCTGGATCTTGTTGGTGAGGTTCTGCACGGTGTTTTTCCCTTCCCGTAGATTTTTGGTGGGGACGCCTCCGTCAGCGCCCCCGGGTCTTAGGCTAGCTTGCCGCGGCTGAACGCTTCCTCGAGGACCGGCATGCCGTCGGCCTCGGCCCGGCCGATGAAGCCGGTGGCGTTCTGCTCAGCGTAGAGCTCGACCACGCGCTGGACGGTGAGGCCGAGGGCGTCAACGATCCAGTAGAACGAGAAGTCGCCGATGAGAGCGACGTACTGTCCGGTGGTCAACGTGTTCGGGGCGAACTCGCTGATCATGTACGGACGGTCGAGGATGGTGTTCGGGGTGCCGCCCGCAAGGCCGGCCTGCCAGAGGTACTGGCCGTTTCCGTCCTTGAGCTTGCGGACCTGCTTGAGGACGTCGCGGTGCATGATCCAGCGCGAGCGGTTCCAGTACTGCGGCTTGAGACCGTGGAGGACGTCGATGAAGCCGTCCGCGGTGACAGCGGTGGTCGTGCCGATGGTGACGTCACGTCCGGTGCTGATGCCCTGAGCCGAGGCGGTGAAGAGGCCGAGCGGGCGCTCCGCACCGTTGCCGGTCATGAAGCCCTTCTCTTCGGTGATGCCGAACTTGTAGGCCATGCGCTCGCGAACGTGCGCCTCCGGGTCCATGAGGGCCGAGCGGAGAAGCTTGTTCGAGACCTTGATGCGCTTCGCGAACGGGTGCGGGCGGAGCTCGCGCTTGCCGAAGCGAGTCGAGTCGTCCTGGCTACCGGTCGCAAGCTCCGTGGTCCAGTCAGCGTCGTTGAGGTCGGTGTCCAGTGACGGAACGCCGAGCGACTCGTTGGCGCCGAGCGGGTAAACGGTGGCGTACTGGCGGATCATGACCTGGTCGTCGACAGCCTTGAGGAGCTGCTGAACGAACAGCTGCGGAGCTACGAGGTAGCCGCCGCTGGTGTCGAGGTCAGCCTGGAGGGTCTTGAGCTCGATCTGCTTCGAGATGTACTCGGGGTCCGAGTAACCGTCGCGGAGGAACGCGTCGAAGGTCTTCTTCTGGAGAGAGACAATCTTCTTCGCCTTGGCCTCGTCGGGGTCGCCCGAGCCGTGGACGTGCTCTTCAGCGTCGTCAACGATCTTGAACGCCTTCTCGGCCTTCTCTTCGCGCTCGACCTCAGACCAAACGCGGTCTGCCTTCTCCATGATCGAGTCGAAGGTTGTGGCCTCTTCGTCGCTCATGTTCTCGGCGGTGTTCGTGTACTTGTCGCGGATGGCCTTGGCCTCGCCGACGAGATCACGGTACTGCTTCTTGAGGGTTAGAACCCTGCTCATCTTATGTCTCGCTCCTGTGAGTGAGTCTTAGCTGTCGAGTAGACGGGCGCGGCGCTGGGCGAACTCGAGCGTACGCGCTCGCTTGGCCTCAAGCTCCGGGTCTACCTCGGGATTCTGGGACTCCGCTTCCACTGGCGGCGGCTCCGGCTCCCCGGCAAGCTTCTCGATCGACGTCTGCAGCTCTTTGACGTCAACGAGGAGGTCGGCCAGGAGGGCCTTGGAGTCCGCGTTCAGCGGACGGTTGTCCTTGGCGCGCAGGTCAGCAAGCGACGCTGTGCGCTCGGTAAACGACTTTACTGCCGAAAGCGCGTTCTTGGCCTCGTCGGCGTAGGAACGGGCGGGCGGCTCGAGCTCGACGTAGTCGGCCAGGTTGACCTTGGCCTCGTCGAGTGTCTTCATGAAGTCTTCGATGATCTCTGCGACGATGTCCTCGTCGTCAGCGGCCTTGAATGCGGCCTTGCGCTCGATCGACTCTAGCAGTTGCACGGACTTGATAAGCCGTGGCAGGTCTCCAGCGTCAGCGTCGACCACGAGGGTCCGGAGCTCGACGATGAGGTCCTTCAGTGTCATACTTTCGTCTTCTCCCGCTGCGCCCTTGATGGCGACGGTCTTACTGCCCTGATTGGCGCCGACGAGCACGGGGCATACCTCGTGTGCGTTGGCTGCCTTGATGAAGCGAACCGGCTGGCCCTTGTGGTTTCCGCGGTACGAGCCGCCCTTGGGAATCTCGAATCCCCAGGACCACTCCTGCAGGTCGCCGAGACCTTTCACCGTCTCGTAGGTGTCACGTCCAACGGTCGTGTTGAGGAAGAAGTTTCCCTCGAAGTACGCTCCGTCAGGCTCTACCCTGATGTGGCCCTTTCCGACCGCGAGCTTCTCCCACTCGTGACCCCAGGCTGCCATCTTGATAGGCTGCCCGTCGGTGAACGCCGAGGGAAGGACGACGTCACCATCGCGGTCGATGATGTCGAACTTGGAGATGAGGGCCTTTACGTACCCGTCTTCCTTGCCGTCGAGCGCGACCGTCTGGCCGAGTCCCTTGGTTATCGTCTTCACGAAGCTAATCCTATACCGCATCCCGTGAGACTCAAACTTTTTTCTTACCTCACCATCTAAAGAGGTTTACACAGTCGGTGACGTTGGTTTACTATTGCCTCAGCGGGGCGGACGAAAGGACTTTTCCAATGACCATCGTGAAGTGCCGAGCCTGCGGAACCCACAAGGCCGCCGGCGACATCTGCCCCGGAGGTTGCGGAACCGGGATGTCCCGCGAGCTGATGCGGGTTCGCAAGTCCCAGCCCATCGGCGTCTTCAACCAGCACGGTTTTCACGCCGCCGCCGTCGTCACCAGAACACAGGCCACCGGAAGGAGCCGCTCCTAATGACCATGCTCACCCCATCCGCAGCGCGCGGGATCACACTCAGCGCGCTCAACACCCTCGCCACCATGGCGGCCAGCGACGCTGACGAGTTCAAGGCGGCCCTACGGCTGGCGGCCGAGAGCGGTAAAAACGACGGAGGCGTCTTCGAGTTCGTCGCCGGAACGTTCGCCGAGCTCATCCTCGCCAAGATCGACAAGGGAGACTCTTGATGCCCTGGTCCAAGGTCATCGCGCTGCAGGTCACCATGGTTCTGGTGGCCGTCGGCTACATCGTCATCAAGCACTTCGGAGGCTGACATGTTTCGTTCCGTCGTCGGACCGTATTACGCCCAGTACAACACGCCCTGCCTCTGCGGCTGCGGCACGTGGGTTCGACCCGGCGATGGGGTTTGGAAGTTCGACGGAGATAAGACGTTCGGATACAAGGAGGGCCACTGGCCCGGAAAGGCACTGAAATGAACGAGACCTACGAAGAGATGCAAGAGCTCTACAAGAAGTGGTCCGAGGACGGCACCATCGAGTGGCACTGCCCCGGTCGGCACGGAGTCATCCGCAAGATCGGCCGCGATCCCAAGACCCTCAACTTCCTCGTCTACTTCTTCGGCAACCGCTGCTACACGAACAAGGGCAACGACGTCGAGTTCGTCCACATGACGAAGGTCTTCCCTCCTCCGCGGAACCCGTGGGAGTGGTGCGGCGAGACCGTTCTCTTCCAGGACCTCAAGGAATCCCGCGAACGGCGGCAGGCCGAGGTCAAGACGTTCAAGCCCGGTGACGAGGTCACCATCGTTATCAACGGAAAGAGGGAGACGGCCTTCGTCGTCAAATCCAACCAGAAGACGGTCAGTGTCGTCGTCCCGAACAAGGGCGAGTGGCGCGCGACGCCGGGTCTCCTGACGAGGGTGAAGCGATGACCATCCCTGACGACGTCGAGACGCTCGCCGGTCTTTGGACCGTCGACGAGCTCGTAGAGGCCGGCGAGTGGCCAGACGGTCCTGACTTCGAGTCTCGGGCTCTCTGGCTGATGTTTGAGCGGTTCTACAGAGGAGCTGGGGTCCTCATCGAGGACGCCTGGGTAACCATGGGAGCGAAGGAGCGTCGTGTCACTCTCGCGGGACTCAGGGCCACCAAAGCGGACCTAGATGCGCGGTTCAAGGAGCTGACAGATGCTGGCTAAGGGAAACATCGAGTTCGACTGGTTCGGGGAGACCGAGACCATCGAGGGATGGTACAGCGACAACAAGCACTCGGCGCCCGGCGGCTGGGCCGCTCCGTATCTCGACTTCGAGACGTCCGTCAGGATGGCAGCGCGACAGAACGTGTTCCGTGTGACCGAGCCACGCTGCCTCGACATGGACAAGATCCTCTACAAGCGCAGCAGCGATACCTTCTACGTCAACAGCCCGTTGTACGACGAGCCAGGAGACGAGTCGACGATGATCCCCGGCATCGACATCGACGGAAAGCACGTCTACGACTGGGGAATCCTCGGCTGGACCTGGACCTGGGAGTAGGTCCCAAAGAAAGGAAGATTCACCATGGTCGCTAACAAGCGTGAGTTCAACAACATCTGGAAGGAGGCGCACGAGGCCGGCATCGCAGCCGTCGACGCGCACACCCCCACGCCGATGATCGTCGTGCAGCACGCCAACCCGCTCGACGACAACAGTCCCATCGTACACCAGTACCCACCTGTCGCCGACGGGATGTGCGGGTTCGCGTGGGTCATCATCAAGCCCGGGAACTCCGCCTTCGCCAACTGGGCCAAGGAGTACCGCGACGTCCGAAAGGACGACTACTACGGCGGGGTGAACTACTGGGTCGGCGAGTTCGGCCAGTCGCACAGCAAGAAGACGGTCTACGCCGAGGCGTTCGCGAAGGTCCTCCGCTCCCACGACATCCGCGCCTACGCCATGGACCGGCTCGACTAGGGGGGTTTACACTCATGCGCTGATGGTTTACTATCTCTTCATGGGGCGCCGCGCTCGGCGCTCCGGAAAGGAACTTCCAATGGCACGAACCGACGTCCACGCTCCCACCCACCTCATCACCGAGGACTACGAGTACTGGGGCTCCTACGACGGAGACGAGACCGCAGAATTCAACTCCTTCACCGGCCGCTTCGAAGAAACCCAGAAGGTCCGCATCATGCGGTTCGCCCGGGAACGCGGCCTGAAGTTCGCTCAGACCCACGGGCACGACGGAGACCAGTGCGACCACTGCGGCGCCTACCTCCGCTACGTCGGCGTCCTACAGCACCGCCAGTCACGTGAGCTCGTCAAGGTGGGCGAGACCTGCCTCTCCAACCGGTTTGAGAAGGCCACCGTCGCCTTCCAGGCCATGCGCAAGCAGGCCGAGCTGGACCGCGAGAAGATGCGCATCAAGACCGCCCGCGAGGAGTTCTTCACCGCCAACCCCGACATCCGCATCGTCTACGACCGCTTCGTCACGCTCGGCAAGAACGGCGGGTTCGCCGATACCGAGTTCGAGGACACGTTCCTGCAGGACCTCATGCGGAAGCTTCAGAACTACGGGACGCTCAGCGAGAAGCAGCTCCCGTGGGTCAGCAAGTGCATCAGCCGCTGGGTCGACCGCAAGCTCGCCGAGAAGGCCCGCGACGAGGAGAAGGCCTCCGTTGCCGACGTCGAGGAGGGCACCTACCAGTTCACGGGCACCATCGTCTCGGTCAAGGAACACTTCTCCGACTTCGGCTCCTCCTGGAAGATGACCGTCAAGGCCGAGGACGGCCGGGTCTACTGGGGCACCATCCCCGTTCAGCTCTTCGACATCGACATCACGAACAAGGACCTGAAGGAAGAGACCGTCACGGTCACCATCAAGGCCGCCGTCACCCGCTCCGAGAAGGACCGGACGTTCGGCTTCTTCAAGCGCCCGCGGCTCGTCAGCGTGACGGACGCCGAGGGCACCATCGAGAGCAAGAGGTAGGCAGGTGCCCGTAAAGACCGAGGATGAGATCGCCGACATCGTGGGGGGTCGCCATCGACGCGTTCTGGGCGAAGATCGCCGAGGCGTTCCCAGAGGCAACCGCGGGAGACTTCCCGTTCGACGCCGACTTTCAATTCACCATGATGGCCCGTTCAGCCGTATTCCTCTGGTGCGGCTACAACGTCCCAGGCTACAAGGAGCTTCTCAATGGTTAACGTCTACCGGGTCGAGGCGTTCTGCACCATCCCCGGCGCCGGCGGCGCGCTCGAGACCACGCCGTACTGGCGCGAGGTGATCACGCCAGAGGTCCTCTACCGGCAGTATGACGCGCAGATAACGGCAATCTCATATGCCTACTGCCTCCGCGCCCACACGCGGGTTAGAGGGCCCTACGGGGACACCGAGTTCCCACCGTCAGAGGCGTTGTTCATGCGGTGGTGCACGAGCGGTGTCGACGACCATCAGTCGCCAGGTAATATCTCTCAGGAGAACATCACGTGATCACTCAGGCACCGAACAAGATAGTCCTCGGCGGACTCAAGACGGTCTTCCTCGCCGGCTCAATCGAGATGGGCGCGGCAGAGAACTGGCAGGCCCGTCTGGGACACGAGTTCAGCAGGTACTTCGGTCTTCACGTCCTTGACCCGCGCCGTCCTGACTGGGACGCGAGCTGGGAGCAGTCCGCGAGCAACCCGAAGTTCCTCATACAGGTCGTGTGGGAGCAGCTCGGTCTGAAGGTCGCCGACTACGTCATCTTCAACTTCCTGCCCGAGACCAAGAGTCCGATCACGCTTCTCGAGCTGGGACAGGTTCTCGGCTGGCGCGGCGACAAGGCGAAGCACAGCGTCGTCGTACTTTGTCCTCCGGGGTACTGGCGAAAGGGTAACGTCGACATCGTCTGCGCCAGCGCCGGCGTGAAGGTCGTCGAGAACGAGGATCACCTCATTGACGTGCTGCTCGCTCTTTCAGTTGTCGAAGAGGTGGAACCCATGACCGACGAGAGTATCGACATTACAGACCTGCCAATCGTTGACGGGCGTTGCCTTTGCCCGAAGTGTCAATCCCGCGCTGGGGCGACCTACGACGTTTCGGGGCGCTGCCTCAACTGCGGGGCGCGTTTCATCGTGCGGTGTCTCAAGGGAGACAAGACGCCGCTGTCCGTCGAATGCCCAAACTGTGAGGTGAATTGCTATGGCTGGCGCTGACATTGCAGACCTGGTAGCGAAACTGGATGCGCTGAGGGCGAATGCAGAGCAAAGGCCGATCTGCCCAGAGTACGCCTATCAGGCCATCCGGCACATCAACCGCAACTGCGACATGTGCTGTGCCCTCGACCACGAGGACGGTTCAGAGTGCGTCGAGTGGGGCCGATACGATGGCCCCGCCGTGGTAACCCTCTGGAACAACTGGGCCCAACTGCGGGCCATTGTGGTAGCGGCACAGGCGTACGAGAGGGCTTTCGCCGCGCGTCGTAGGTACGACGAGGACGGGGACTTCAGCCCCGCCGATTACGATGCCGCCTTCATTCGTGAATTGCATGCGCGGGATGAGCTTTTTGCGGCAGTGAGAGGTGAGGCGTGAGCACTGACATTCCCCGGCTGACCGATGCCGAACTGGACGCCCTGCTGGAGGCGCACGACAACAGGACATACAACTGCGGCGAGTGTCTGCCGAAGTTCGTGGTGTGGCCCTGCGAGACCATGCGGCTGGCGACCGAGGTCAGGG